GTAACCGGTAAAGGCGCAGATGTATTGATCATTGATGACCCGCATTCTGAGCAGGAAGCCAGACAAAACAACCCCGCAGTGTTTGATTCTGTGTATGAGTGGTACACATCCGGCCCGCGCCAGCGTTTACAGCCCGGCGGAGCCATCATTATTGTGATGACAAGGTGGTCTAAGCGAGACTTAACCGGGCAGATCCTCAAAAACTCGGAAAAAGAAGGTGTAAACGACTGGGAAGTCATTGAATTTCCTGCGATTTTGCCGTCAGGAACCCCTTTATGGCCTAGTTTCTGGAAAAAAGAAGAGCTTGAGGCTATTAAGGCTGAGATTCCTTCAGCCAAATGGGAAGCGCAGTACCAACAAAACCCAACCGGCAACGAAAGCGCCATCATCAAGCGGGATATGTGGAGAATTTGGGGAGAAGACACTCCTCCTCCCTGTGATTACTTGATACAAAGCTGGGACACAGCCTTTGAGAAGAACAACCGCGCAGATTATTCAGCCTGCACCACGTGGGGAGTGTTTCAACATGCCGATGCGCAGGGGAACTTAAAGCCCAACATCATTGTCTTAGATTCGTTTAAACAGCGCATGGAGTTCCCAGAGCTAAAACAGAAAGCTATGGAGATGTGGAAGGAATGGAACCCAGACACATTGATCATTGAGAAGAAAGCCGCTGGCGCTCCGTTAATTTATGAGCTTCGCATGATGGGAATCCCTTTGCAGGAGTTCACACCAAGCAAAGGAAACGATAAGATAGCGCGTGTAAACGCGATATCAGACCTGTTTGCATCTGGCGTGGTCTGGTGTCCTGAAACTCGCTGGGCTGATGAGTTAATGGAAGAACTCGCAGCTTTCCCCTATGGCGACAACGATGACCTTGTGGATTCAACCAGTCAGGCGCTGATTCGATACCGGCAGGGCGGGTTCATTGGAATAGATTCAGATGAGCAAGAAGAGGTCAGGTACTTCAAAGGCCGCAGAACCGAACGATATTACACAGTTTAAGGATTAAAAATGGCAACAAGTTCAATGGACAAAGGTTTGTACGCAGCCCCTCTGGGTTTGGAGCAAGAGATGGATGCTCCCATTGAAATTGAAATTGAAGACCCTGAGTCAGTCAGCATTGGCATTGGCGACCTCCAAATCACTATGGAGCCAGCGGAAGAAACCTCCGACACCTTTGACGCAAACCTTGCGGAATACATGGATGATTCCGACATCGCAAGCTTGTCTTCTGACCTGATTGATGACTTTGAAAAAGATACCCGCGACCGCAGAGATTGGATTCAAACCTACGTCGAAGGCTTAAAGCTTCTGGGTCTGCGCTATGAAGAACGTACAGAACCTTGGCAAGGAGCCTGCGGGGTATTCCACCCAATGTTGACCGAGTCTGTTGTCAGGTTTCAGTCAGAAGGCATTACCGAGACATTCCCAGCAATGGGGCCGGTCAAGACCAAAATCATAGGCAAAGAGACTCCAGAGACCGAAGAAGCTGCGCAGAGAGTTCAGGAAGACATGAACTATCAGTTGACCGAGGTGATGACTGAGTACCGCCCAGAGCATGAAAAACTGCTGTGGTCTTTGCCTATCACCGGCTCGGCCTTCAAGAAGGTCTATTACGACCCATCAAAAGGCCGTCAGATGGCTGTGTTCATCCCCGCAGAGGACTTGGTTGTTCCTTATGGCGCACGGGATATTGAGTCTTCAGAACGCGTTACCCATGTAATGCGCAAGACCAAGAACGAGGTTTTAAAGCTTCAGGAGTCGGGTTTTTACTTAGATACCGATCTTGGCGACCCCGGCTACGAGCTTGACGATGTTGAAAAGCAAAAGTCAGAAGAAAGCGGCATGTCTGCCATTCAAGATGATCGCTACCGCATCCTTGAAATGCACGTAGACATTGACTTAAAAGGCTTTGAGCATACAAATGACAAAGGTGAAAAGACGGGAATTGCCCTGCCTTATGTTGCCACGGTTGAAAAACAGTCAGGCAAGATTCTCTCAATAAGGAGAAATTGGTATGAGGGAGATGAACTTCACATCAAGCGACAGCATTTTGTCCACTACCAATACATCCCCGGTGATGGCTTCTATGGGTACGGCCTTATCCACCTTATTGGAGGCTACGCAAAATCTGCAACCATGCTCATCCGACAACTTGTTGATGCTGGCACGTTATCTAACTTACCCGGAGGTCTTAAATCTCGCGGCTTACGCATTAAGGGAGACGACACCCCCATCCAGCCCGGAGAGTTCCGAGATGTAGATGTCCCAAGCGGCTCTATCCGCGACAACATCCTCCCCTTGCCTTACAAAGAACCAAGTCAAGTTCTGTTTGCTTTATTTCAAAACATCGTAGAAGAAGGCCGTTCTTTTGCCAACGGCGGGGACATGAATGTCTCCGACATGTCTGCGCAGGCTCCTGTAGGCACAACGCTGGCAATTCTAGAAAGAACCCTTAAGGTTATGGGTGCAGTTCAGTCTCGTATGCATTTCTCCATGAAGCAAGAGTTCAAGCTCTTAAAGGTGATAATTGCCGACTATGCACCGGAAGACTACGACTACGAGCCAGAAGAAGGTAGCCGTGCCGCCCGCAAATCTGATTACGACAGCACAGACGTAATACCCGTCAGCGACCCAAATGCCTCCACAATGGCCCAGAAGATTGTCCAGTATCAGGCGGTTCTCCAGTTGGCTCAGGGTGCGCCACAGTTGTACGACTTGCCCTTATTGCACCGTCAGATGATTGAGATTCTTGGTGTAAAGAACGCCCATAAACTGGTCAAGACAGAGGATGATCAAGTTCCGACCGACCCAGTTCAGGAAAACCAAAACATCTTGACCGGCAAAGGTGTCAAAGCCTTTATCCAACAGAACCACGATGCCCACATTCAGGTGCATATGGCTGCTATTCAAGACCCGCAGATTGCCCAAATAATGGCGCAAAACCCCCAAGCACAAGCAATCATGGCTGCGGCAATGGCTCATTTAAACGAGCATGTAGCGTTTAAATATCGCTTGGAGGTGGAAAAGCGCATGGGCATGTCCATCCCCCAAGAAGAGCAAAACAAGGGTGTCAGCCCCGAACTGGCAGACCATATTGCCATCATGGCGGCAGAAGCATCCAAACAGTTACTTGAGCAAAATCAACAACAATCCCAACAACAACAGGCTCAACAGCAAATGCAAGATCCCATCGTTCAAATGCAAATGCAAGAACTTCAGATCAAACAGAGCGAGTTGCAGCTTAAGCAGCAAAAACAACAGATCGACGCAGCCGCCAAAGCTGACCAGATCCGTATTGAAGAAGCCCGTATTGCAGCGCAGAAAGAAATTGCAGCCATGCAGGTATCGGCAAAAGCTGCCGAGAGTAAAGATCGTTTAAACAAACAAATGGAATTAGATGGATCTCGCTTAGGTGTTGAGATTGCTAAGCACCGTAGCCAAATGGCTATGCAAAACGCGCAAAGAACTGCGCAACAACTTCCTAACAAACCCAAGAAAGGTTAAGTATGGATGCAACTCGTGTTTTACAGCACGTGCGAAAAGAGCTAGAAACCATCCGCAATGAGCAGGTGGAGTTTTTAGCCAGCGGAAGAGTGACTGATTTTGCCGAGTATCGGCACGTTTGCGGGGTGATTCGAGGTCTTGGTCACGCAGATGGTTTTATATCCGACCTTGCGAAGAAAATGGAGTACTCCGATGACTGAATTTGATGTTGAGGCAGTTGATCTGTCTGGCATTTTAAACACAACTTCTGAACAAAAGGCCAAACAGTTACCTGATCCTACGGGTTTTATGCTACTTGCCGTCGTCCCAGAGGCAATGGAAGAGTACGCAGACAGCGACATTGGGATTGTTAAGTCCGCCCAAGCAATTTGGAAAGAAGAGATTCTGACCCCCGTGCTTTTTGTTGTAAAGCTAGGCCCAGAATCCTACAAGGACACAGTTAGGTTCCCATCAGGGCCGCGCTGCAAGGTCGGTGACTTTGTCATCGTCCGCCCCAACTCAGGAACTCGCCTGAAAATTCATGGTCGTGAATTCCGTCTCATTAACGATGATTCGGTTGAAGCGGTTGTAGAAGACCCAAGAGGCATCACACGTGCAGCATAAGGAGTAACACATGGCAACGCAAATTGAAAACGACACATACGAGTTTCCAGATGAAAAGGAAGCTAAATCCTCAGAAGAAAAGTTTGAGGTCGATATTGAAGATGACACCCCAGCGGCAGATCGGGGCAGAAAAAGTTCTGGCCCTATAAATGATCCAGAAGATGAAGAGCTTTCCCAGTACAGCAAGGATGTACAAGACCGTGTTGGAAAGCTAAAGCGCGGCTACCACGATGAGCGCAGGGCCAAAGAGAAGGCCGAGCGGGAGCGTGTGGCAGCAGAAGATTTTGCCGCACAGGTTTATGAGGAAAACAAGCGTTTAAAGGGCCAACTCAAGTCCGGCAGCGAAGTTTTCATTGAGCAAAACAAGTCTACAGCGCAGATGTCTTTAGACGCAGCCAAGAAGCGTTACAAAGAAGCCTATGAATCCGGCGATTCTGACGGCGTGGCTGATGCTCAGATGGAGATTACCAAGGCAACGCTCAGGATTGACCGAGCAGAGCAAATGCGCCCAATCGACGAGCCTGAGACGTTTAGACCCGCGCCTCAGCAGCCTGCTCAAAAGATGTCGCCTAGAACTCAGAAGTGGGTTGAGGCAAATTCTGCGTGGTTTGGTTCAGACGACGAAATGACAATGGCGGCTATGGGTCTTGACAGGAAACTGAAAAGGGAATATGGTGACGACTATGCAGGTACTGAAGAGTACTTCCAAACCATCGATAAAACGATGCGCAAAAGATTTCCTGAGAGTTTTGATTCTCAGCGCCATGAGGATGATGACACCTCTAATACGTCATCAGAATCGGATGAGGAATCCCCTCGCCGCGCCAAACCAGCTTCTGTCGTAGCTCCGGCTACACGTAGCACCCCACCCAATCGCGTAAAACTATCAGCATCTCAAGCCACCATTGCGCGTCGGCTTAATGTGCCTATAGAAGAGTATGCGAAAGCGGTAGCAAATTTAAGAAGGAATGCTTAAAATGGATGAAACTCAAGTGTCTGAAAAGACAAATCGCAAGCCCCGTGAGCTAGAAGCCCGTCAAGAAATGCAACGACCAACGTCGTGGCGTTTGCCTGATGCCCTTCCCTCTCCTAACAACCGACCCGGTTTGTCGCATCGTTGGGTAAGAACAAGCACATTGGGAACAAGTGATCCATCTAACATTTCATCTAAATTTCGGGAAGGATACGAACCCTGCAAAGCAGAGGACTATCCGGAGCTAATGATGCACGCTTCTACTGAAGGGCGCTTCAAAGGCAACATTGAAGTTGGTGGGTTAATTCTTTGCCGTATTCCGGCTGAGTTTATGGAGCAACGGGAAGAACATTTCGCCCGCCAGAACAAAGCGCAGATGGAGTCTGTAGACAACACCTACATGAAAGACAACGATCCACGAATGTCAAAATTCGCGGAACGTTCGTCAAAAGTAACATTCGGCCCCGGTTCTTAATTTTTTTAAAAGGAGTCTTAAATGGCATATCCTGTCGTATCAGCCCCATACGGACTGTTGGCGCAAAACTTAATTGGTGGTCAAGTATTTGCAGGTTCTACCCGCATGTACCCCATCCAGTACGGTTATGCAACCGACATCTTTTATGGTGATTTCGTCGTACTATCGCGTGGTAATGTAACCCGTGCTTCAGTTTCTACTGGCAGTGGTTTAAACCAAACGGTTGGTATTTTCGTGGGTTGTACTTTCACCAACCCCTTAACTAAGCAAAAGCAATTTAACCAATACTGGCCTTCAGGAACCCTTGCAGGTGACTGTCAAGCTTATGTATTGGACGATCCTGATGCTGTGTTTAAAGCTGTTGTGTGTTCTGGCACTACCGTATTGCTTCCGCTGCTATGGCGATGATTGGCACTAACCTGTCAGCCATCAACAACACCGGCAGCACAACTACTGGTAATTCTGCAAACGCAGTTTTAGCTCCTACGGCAACTCCAGTAACAACCACCTTACCTTTGCGTTTGGTTGGCTTGGTACAAGAGTCTGCCATTTCAGTAAGTGCAACCGGCTCTTCATCTTCTACAACAATTACCTTAACTGGTTCTGGCTTGCCTAGCGCAATCCCTGTTGGAACAGATGTGGCTTATGTTGCAGCAAACGGACAAATCATTCAAACAGGTTCTTTTGTAACCGCCGCAGCGTCAGCCGCCGCGACATCAGTTACGATTAACTCTGCGATTGCAGTCCCCGGCAGTGTTACCGCTATTCCTAGCGCATCCACTATTGTGTTCACCCAGTATCCAGAAGTCTTGGTTAAGTTAAACCAAGCACTGCACGGTTACTACTCTGCCACTGGCGCTTAAGGAGTTACTTAAATGGCTATTTCACGTGCACAACTACTTAAGGAACTCTTGCCCGGCTTGAATGCTTTGTTCGGCATGGAGTACGCTCGCTACGGTGAGCAACACAAAGAGATCTACGAAACAGAGACCTCTGAGCGTTCCTTTGAAGAAGAAACCAAACTGTCTGGCTTCTCAGCCGCACCTGTCAAAAACGAGGGTTCTGCCATCGCTTATGACAATGCTCAAGAGGCATGGACTACCCGCTACAACCACGAAACCATTGCTTTGGGTTTCTCAATCACTGAAGAAGCGATTGAAGATAACTTGTACGACAGCTTGTCTGCTCGTTACACCAAAGGTCTGGCCCGTGCTATGGCGTATACCAAGCAGGTTAAATCAGCCGCTACTCTAAACAACGGTTTCTCTGCCGCTTATGTTGGCGGCGACGGCGTTTCTTTGTTTAGCACTGCTCACCCCTTGGTTTCTGGTGGAACCAACTCCAATCGTCCTGCCACTGCTGCTGACTTGAATGAAACTTCGTTGGAAAACGCTGTTATTCAGATCGCTG